GGACAGTCAATGCTTTAATTGTTGTATTTGCCATTATAGTATATTCTCCGTTCTCACAATTAATGTATTATCATTAATTACTAAATTTGATCCATTTATTAACATATAATCAATAGTTGCTTCAAAAATTGTTATGCTACTATTAGAAACTGCAATACTTAGGTTAGCAGATGATCTCTTTTCAACACTACCAAATATTTTATTACCAGCAACATGCAATATCTTTTTAACAATATCTTCATACTTATTTATAGACAATCCAGAAATGATATCATATGAATATTCTTGATAATATTTGTTGTCATGTATTTTCTTTTCGGAATTAAGATGTGATGTTGTTGTTTTCCAATAACCTTCACCAACACCTTGATTCAAAATATTTGTTGTACCTTCAAGTATGAACTGATTGTTAGCACTTTCAAGAGTCACTACACCGTCTTGAACATATCCAAATCCAGAATCAATAACTTCAATTGAAGTTGCAATACCATTTGCAACAATAACATTTGATGATATAATTGCATTATCACCAAGAACACTTGAATTGCTATCGGCCTGAACATCTAAAATATTTGCACTAGCATTTGATTCAACACCAATGATGGCAATACCAGGCGAAAATGCAATATCAAATGATGTTCTGTGAACTTTAAGTACATTTGTAACAAAATCATATTCTAATACTTTTCCTTTAGCAGATGTGCTTTGTTCAAGATTTTCACCAACAATAAATGATCCAATTACATTATTTAATTGAAGATAGAAGTCACCTCTGGCATATGAAGCAATATATGGATTATAAACTCTTGTAAATGGATTTGCGTTATAGTTAATACCTGGATTTATCTTACCCAACGAACCAATAGAACCAATTGTAAAATTTTCAGATGTAAGAACACTTGTAATAGTATCTGTGTTATCACCTTGTGGATTTTTAATGAATCCATAACCATAATTCATTACTGGTGATACGCTAGCAACTGTTCCAGACGTCGCAGGAAGTGTAAGTGTTGGTGTAGCATAATATCCTTCACCAGGATATGTTACAGTGATTGTAGTAATCACACCTGAAATATCTGTGGTAATATATGCATTTGCCTGTAACCATGGATCGCCACCGCCTAGACCACCACCTGTAAATGTAATTAAACCACCATTTGAATATAAAGTGCCACCTGTATTTACAGTTACTGATGAAACAAATCCAATGCCGGATTCTTGTCCATTTAGTAATATATTAAGAAATGGTGTATTGGCAGTATTATTTGCACCAACATTATCAGTATTTAGGGAGACCGTTTCAGTATTTTCCAAAACACCTATTTTAAAATCAGCATCAGCACCTGTTTTTATTCCTGTTATAACGGTATTCAGTTCAATAATAGTACCGTTTGCATACCTTGGTGGAGAGATTAATAATTCACGATTTGTTTCAACATAAAAAATACCAGCATTACTATAGAAAAATGGTTGTGTATTACCATAGATACCAATTGCTGTTGTATTCTGACCAACAATAAATCCATTTGCATAAAATTTTGTTACATTATTTAAACCTGCCGGCGCACCAATAATACCATTTGCATTATTATTACCATTCAGATATACATTTGCTGCACCAGTATTTGTGTTTGATGAAATTGTAGCAATAAGTTTAGTACGATCACCACGAATTTTATTACCATCATCAAATGCTCCATATACAACTCTTATGCTTACATTTGATCCAGTAACATTTGTCACAAGACCTCTTGCTCCAGTATTTGATACCGTAACGGAACTAACTGAACAGTTTACAGTCGGATTGCTAGTTTTGACTAATGATTGAGTTGTTACAAAATTGCCCCATGCTTCTTTTACAACAATTGTGGTTGCAGTACTGGATTGCACAAGACCAAATGCTCTGCTAGTAATTGTATCTGATATAGGTTCACGAATTGTTTGACTTACAGCGTCGTCTACATTAAATCCAGTATTTGAAGATACCAATAATGTCACAGTACTTTGTTCATCAATAAGTTCACCGACTGAATATGCTGTTGCTGAACTTAATGTTAATTTTTTTTGATCACTGAATGTTGTATCACCAATTAATTGAACAGTCACTAATGAATTGGCAGATGGTGTTGTAATAATATCACCATTACTATTTGTATTAGAAACTAGAATAATTACTGAGTTTGCCACTACAGTATTTGCAGAATTTCTGCCAGACAGATAATCACCAACAATTGCACTATTCACATTTGTTGCAGATGCAAGATATATCTTTTCAATTCGTTGCAGAACTGGTTCATATAATGAATATGAAAGATTAGGATTATTCACGGTCAACAACGCTGATGAAACATATACATTTGTTGTATTGGTTGTTGTATAACCATAACCACCATCAACAATCTTAAAGTCAACTCGTCCAGTAGCATTCTCAATACCAGTCACACGAACTTTGCCGTGTTTTGCTTCACTACCTATAACATCAAGAATGTCACCAATTTCATTGTCTTTACCACCTGATGTTATATTAATAGAAGTCAACGATCCATTAATTGTTGGTGCGCCATTGAGTGAAGTATTATCGGTAATTTGATCACCATATTCAAACTGTCCTTGAACAGAACTTAGATATACAATATCAATAAGTTTTCCATTGACACGTTTTGTAATAATACTTTCAACAAACCCTTTAGCACCAGTTATTGAACCTGTAATTTGTTTATTAATAAAAGTCTTTGTTCTTGGACTCTTTGTAACTTCAATATAGATTGGTCTGACCCACATTGAATCAGATGGTTTAATAACATCATCACCTGGGTAATACACATCAATTTCTTCATTATAAAGTAGTTTCATAAGTAATTCAAGAGAATACTTTGATCCTTTTGTTGAATATAGATCAAGAATATGTTTGATTGCAAATCGTTTATCAGTTGTGATAATTGATGGAAAATCTGCAAGAAATTCATTTTTAAAATGCAACAAGAATGAATCTAATGAATCATCAATATCATTCAGATCAAACATTTGACGCGATAGTTTTATTGCATACTTATCAGTTGTTTCAAGAAACTCATAATATGCTTTTATAAATGCAACTAACTCAGCCCCTTGCTCACGATAATAAGCAGGAAATTGTGACTCAATTACATGTGATATTGTTTGTGTAATATCAGTCATCTTATCCTGCTACTCCATATGCGGTAATAAGTACATCTTCTGGTCGAATGGTAATAATTCTATTATTTGGTGGCACAATATCACTTAACAGTGTTCTTGCATATATTCTTAAATCAGCACCTTCATATGCAGATATATTAAGTGGTTTAAGAATAACCTTTCCCGTATTATAGTCAACACTGCCGACATTGTTATTTAAAATAGCAAATCCTCCAGTTATTGTCTGAAGTATTTGCAATTTACCAGTTCCATCATCTTGAATAAATGCAAAGTTTTTTCCACCATATGTAAATGTTGATGATTTAATAGCTGGTTTATGTGTGCTAACTAATTCACCAGGTGTCAAAGGATGATCAATAATCAAAGCATTTTTAAATTCAAGCGTATAGTTATTGTTCACATTCAAAGTTGGATTAATTGCTAAAACTGCTTGAACTGATGTATCATTTGATAGTATGCTAATATCAGCATTATCAATAGCAGAAGTAAAGTTGGAATATCTAAACGTTTTCTTAAAATCAGATAGGTTATTTGTGCTATATGAAGAAATTGCATTAGCAGTAAGATCTTTAATTGCAGTAAACGACAAATCAGTTATATTAATATTATAATAAACATTACTTGTGACATATAGATACATAAATTCAGCAGCTTCAATAATTGGTTCAATACCCAGAGCAGTTCTATCTTTTAAATAGTTGTAATATTTGTTCTTATCATTGCTGGATAGACCATATGCATTATTAGTATCAACAGCAATGATGACGCGGCCATATTGTGGCGGATCACGTTCTTCACCACCATATGCCAATGCAGCTTGGATCTCAGGGAACTTATTTTTCAAAATGATTTCAAAGTCTGACTTAGTAATTGCACGATCTTGAATCTGAATTGATTTAGGAGCAAAGTACTTGATTGACTCAATGCTTTCAATATCTGAACCACCAGCTGATGTTGTGTTTAATGAAACAGTTGCTTGATAACCAGAGATAGAACCTGATGGAGCCATGCTAGTAATACCATTTGCAGCCGAACCAACGGTCATACGATATTCAATAAGTACAACATTACCAGTTGTCGGAACATTTCCAAATACGTTTTGACCAAATCCAATCTCATACTTATCATCAAAATATGGTTGAACATAAAAAACATTGTCTGATGATCCAACACCAAAGATATTTGATTTTGGCATATATGTGATGCCAGTTGTATCGGTTGATGTAGCTTTAACAGTGACACGAATACTGCTTGTATCTACATTCTTATTTGAGATAACAAATCGTTGTGTGTTTGCATCAGTGACTGAATATGCCTCAGTAATATAACTACCTTCATAAACTTCAAGATTATTATATACAAATGAGTTATTGACATTCTGTATTGACACAGCATCAGTATTATAGAATGTATATGTTTTATTACCACATTTTGCAATGAATTTTGTTTTTGCAGGAATTGTAATTGTTGCTGGATATGGTGCAGCCACAGTTAATCTTACAGCAATTTTTGCAATAGATGATGTGTATGATCTTGGAAGATAATTCAGTGATTTTGCATGTGAAATGACTGAATCTCTTAGCTGTGCCGAATCAAGAAACATTTCAGAAATTGCCATGTTTGTATAGAAATTATTCTGATATGTATTATAAGCTAATATGTCTAATAGAACAGACATATTTGAACCTTCAAAATCATAGTCCTTAAACTGGTTCTGACCTTTAAGGTAAGCTTTAAGATCAGTCTTTACCTGATCAAAGTCTAAATTAGTGATACTGTTAACTGTAGTTGCCATTATCTTACCCTGTTAAGTACTACGTTTAATGTTATTGGTGTTTGTATATTTATGACGCTAAACATGATGGTAATTGTAGCGCTATTTTGATCATTGAAAAGATTACTTACATTTACAGAAATTAAATTGCATCTTGGTTCAAAGTTTTCTATTGTTGTTCTAATAAGATCTTTTAAAATATATTGTGTTTCAGGATGGAGAATATTTTCAAACAACATTTTTCTGATATTAGAACCAAGTGTTGGATTAAATAGTCGTTCACCGGTATCAGTCAAAAGTAAATTTTTGATTGACTCTTTGATAGAATCCTCATCGGTATATCTAACCACATCACTATTTACTGGATTCAGTAAAAGATCTTTTCTCAAATCAGAATATAATACATCCTGTTTTCTTACACTAGGTGTTATGATCATTTAACTTCTCCTTTATAGTATTTATCAGGTTCTAAGAGCAGCACGAACATCAGCATTTAATTGATCAATTTCAGCTGAAGAACCATTTCTAAACTTATCAGCAACATGCAATTCTAAAGCATGTTTATGTGCTAATGGTCCAGATGTTTGAGTTCCATGCCATGTGGCACGATAATTACGTACGTCAATATGAATAAAATTGGCATCAGGTTGTGAATATGCTCCAATTCCCATAGCACCTTCTTCACTAGCTGCTTTAATAAACTTCTCACCTGATTCAAAGTCTGTACCAAAACTACTTCTTGCCACATCAAGGGCCATACCTGACATATGATAACTATTTTTTGCACCACGAACACTTTTATTATATGCAGGTGATCTATATCCAGAATTAATGCTTAATCGTTTACCTAGTTTTTCTGAAACTCTCATGCCAAGAATAAGAACATCAATTGTTAATTTCTTTACACCTACAGCATCTGTTGGATTATTCATTGATGCACCAATTGTGCTAAAGTCAAACCATTTTGTACCAGGATGATTACCTGTTAATATATCAACAGCAGATGCAGATATAATTGCTATTGCTGTAGCTTTTTCAGCTTCTGTAAAAGGTCTTGTATACCACTTTCCAGGTTTAGCTTGTCCTGCTTGATCAAGACCAGAACCAGCTCCATTGTTAAGGTTATCAGCAAGTTGCTCTTTTATGGATTTAACATTATCATCACTCATTCTAAATCCACCTGCAGTAACAGCAGCTAAACTAAATTCTGTTGAAGAATTTGTTAATACATTTTTAACATCAGTACAACTTTGTAAAGCATTTTGTAATGCTGATAATGGACTACGCATAAATTGTTCAACAGCATTTGATAACTGACAGAATCTATAAACCAGATACTCAATATTCTGTTGTGTGATATTAGTAAACTTATTTGAGGTTGATGCAATTACACCATTTACAGTATCTTTTAATGTCTGAATATTTAAGTCACTGAAAAAGTCAGCAGTCTGTTGTACTGTATTTGCAATACCTTTAATAGATCCTAAGCAATTGCTAACTTGTTGTATTAATTGTTTGACAAGTTGTGATAACTTTTCTTTTAATGTATCAATCAATGTTTCAATTAACTTTTGTATATTAAGAATTGCACCAATTGCACCAATGACATTACCCACTGTATTTAATGCATTAAAAATATCATTTAAGACACCAGAGAATATAGTGCAAAAACCATCAGTACTTGATGAAAAGTTATTTGTATAATATGTATTAATATTTTCAAGATATTGTAATGCAGTAATTGATAGTTGATTAGGATTTAATGCTTGAACCATACTTTGAGTTGTGCCAGTTGCTACCAAAAAGTCAGCATATTCTGTAATACCAATTGGGCCACTATTTAATCTATCATATAACATTGGATAATCATAATCTTCTTTTGCCAATGTAACTAATGAATTTAAATCTGCTAGTGCTATAAGCAGAAATGATTGATCATATTGTTTTGCAGAATCATTTTGCAGATCAAATAGATCACCAACAGAAAGGATTTTAAATTCTAATTCTGCTGTTGTGGAGTTAAGATTAAAATATGGACTACAAGACATGTTTATTCCTTATATCGTATCATCAATTTGATTAATACTAATACCGCCGGTTGTTGGTGATGATTGTTTTTTAGTTGCAATACCAGCTGTAGGTGGTTTTTCAACGCCCACGGCACCATTAATATCTGCTACTGTTGCAACTGAACCATCATTAAGACGGACCTGTGTCCCTTTAATTGTAGTATTACCATCAATTGCTTCCATTCCTACCGTTCCTGCATTTACAACAAAATTAGAACTTTTGACTGTAGTATCACCCACTGATTGTAATTGGATTCCTTCAGATGATAGAATACCAACACCGCCGGCAATGGCTGACAAACCTACACGTGCTGAACTTATATCCAATGATGTACCTGAGTTCAGCACAATATCACCAGCGGCTGCAATACTGATATTAGAATTTGATGATATACTTAAATCACCAACCGAGTGTAATTGAATACCACCATTTTCTACTCGTACTGAATAACCACCATCAGAAATATTTGTGGTATGACCACCGATTTGTTGTTCAAAGTCATTTATTGAAACAACATGTAAACGACCAATTGCTCCAATTGTTACATTACCATTTTGATCTAATGCAATGTGTGCACCGCTCTTATGAATAATATTAATATGTTCATTGTTTTCACCATCACCACCATGCATCTCAATATACGAACCATTATAACTTGCATTAATTACTGTTGTATTATGTGATCCTCCAACAGCAAGACCTGGATGGTAAAGATCGCCAGTTGATTTTTGAAAGTTTGCAAGTGCTGGAGCTAGTGGTGTGTGGTGAATTCCTTCACCAGTTCTCTGAGGCGGTAATGCACCTTGGCCATATGATTCAATTGTTGATGATACTAGTGGTGTATAAGGTGCGGTTGATGGAAGTGTTGATGTTACAGTACCTGGATCAGTACCTGTAATTCTAAAATAATCCTCCAACCAATTTTTTTGATATGTTGAAGCATTTTGTCCACGATTTACACTAAGTTGTTCGGCAGACATATTGCCTTGAGCATTTCCTGTAAACCAAACGTTTGGTATTGCAGCAACATTGTTATTATTCTCTGCAAGAATAGTATTAACATAGTGTGCTGCTACAGCATCTTGTATGGCTGGAGGTGCATCAGCTGCATGACTATATTCAGTACCAATACCTGCAGCTGCCGCACGTTCTTGCCATGTCGAGTCAATAAATTGATAAGCACCTGAAGCTGTAGATCCTATAACCTTACCGTTTACATCTCTCTCAACATATCTTGTATCACCATTCTCAGCTGTGTAATCACCGCCTGATTCTCGAGCTTTAATTGTTTCAAGAACACCTTCTGCAGTACCTGAAACATATGCTGGTGTTGCATTATTCTGGGATTGATCATTAGCACTTATATCACCAACAGCGCCGGTAGGTTCTAATGTAGGAATACCAAATTTTGGTGTTGGTATTACACCAAAGATAAGTGGTTGTTGAGCATCACGTCCATCAAGAAAAGCACCAAATACTAATTCACCCTCGCCAATTTTTGCAGAAACACTTATATTATTTACTAGAACAGTGGCCCATGGCAAATCTTCTGTTCTAACATCACCTACAGCAATGATAGGATGGAATCCAAATGCACGTACTCGAACACGACCTTCTTTTTTAGGATCACGAATATCTTGCACAATTCCCATGAACCATGTGAGATTATTTAAGCCTTCATATAATATCATGCTGTTCCAATTCCATATCGTGATAATGTAAGTTTTTGTTTATATTCTTTATTTAGAAATTCATTTCGTATTTCATTAACCAAATAATAACCACTGCGCTCAATGTCTATCTTTTGTGTATTACCTGAATTGGCTTTTGCTCTTAATGGTAACTGAAGATTGATTACTGATCCAGCAACAATATCATTGTGTCCATGGATTTCAACTTCAATGGTGTTTTGATCATATTGATAGAAATACGAACCTTTCTTATTATATAGGTCAGAATAATTAGCATCAAGTCTAACAGCAGGCCCTGAAACATCTGCAGGTGCTGTATAATCTTTTAAAACAAATCGAGTATACTTATCTGATATGACTTCATCAATAAATTGTTTACTGTGCGGTAATTTTATTTTATCAGTTGAAAAGTCATCTAAAATACTATAAGGTGTTTGGGGAATTAAAATAGTCCCATTTAAAACATCAATTGCATATACGTTGCGTTTGTAAGCGCCTTTGTTAATATCATTTATCGTATTTACTTTTTCACCAAAATTAATGTCACGAATATTAAACATCAGTGTATATTGTGCATTAGCATCCATGTTTGGTAGATAGTTATAATAGAATGTCTTTGCTTTACCACCAGCAGGTGCTAGATTTCCAGATAAAGGATCAACTGCTCTTGGATCCCAACTAGTAGTGCCATAACCATTTAATATAAATTCATTTGTTCCAAAAAAGTAACTATCTCTGTTTTCAAAAAAGCGATAAAACTGTGTATTTGAATCTGACTTATAGGCATAACGGGCAAAAAACAAAAACGTTTCAACAGGAGTAAGATTTGGAATAACAAGATTCTGAATACCATCAGTTTCATCAATAGCGATCCCTTTTGGTTTTAAACGCTGTTGATCCATTGCTGCTTTAAATGTAGCATCAAAATGTAGTTTTACATAATCACTTATTTTCTGATTCTTAAATGCTTTCATGACTCTAAAACTATCAGTAAGAACTCTAGGTGCTGATACAAAGTTTAATGTATACTGAATCAGTGTTTGGTTAATAGGATCTGAATATTTAATATCAGATACTGAAAAGACCATAAACACATCAGTTCTTACTTTACCAAAAAAGTCTTTATATATGAACTCAATATATTCTTCACCTATGACTGGCAATCTTGATAAAATGTCATCACTGTCAAAGAGTGTAGTTGTACCAGTCATAAATGGTGCTGACATTGATTCTGTGATAGTAAAACCAGACATCAAAGCAGACACTTCTATCTTGCTCTGTCTTGTATAGTCACTGAGATAAACACTTACAAGTTCATATTGTCCAGCTTGAGTCAGACTAGGCATTCAACAATCCCTTTAATTCTGACTCAGCCTGTGACGCATATGCTCTATTAAATAGGAATATATTTCTTTTATTCTCATTTAGTTCAAGTTCATAATCATAAATCCGTACTGGATACCAATCACCCGCAGTGATTAATCCCAAGTCTGCATTTAACAGATAAGTATCCTTACTAATTCTATTATTTTCGGCATTCTGATACCATAAAATATTGCTTGTAAGTGATGCATTCTGTGTCCAATTAATAACACCATTCCCAACATATGCTGGATCTATAACTTGTGCCTGTTTGGTATATTTCTTTATAATCATTTTTTCAAAGTCACCATTTGATAATGGCCATTGGGAAACAGGATCAATGATATTATTGGCCATGAATACAAGCCATGTTTTACCCATATCATCATAATAATATAGAGCAATGTCTTCTGGTTTCTCACCATCTTTAATTGAATATGAAAGGAATGAAATAGGTGAACTATACAATTGTTGCTGAATAGCAGTTCGGCGAGTAATATTTACTGCCGATTTGCCGTTGTATGTTACTGTTGGGAAAAATTTAAAGTAGTTCAT